AACAAATGGATCCCAGGTATAGTAATCACTCTTGTACAGATCAGATGGATTGTTGACCACAGCACCTTGTAAGGCCAAGGCATCATTGATTCCAGGATAGGTGATAGCATCAATGACCTGTCGAGTATTTTCAGGATTGATCTGACAGACACCGGGCTCTAGTTGATAGTTGTTGCGTACCGCTGTGGGTTCTACTACATAACGATCATTGGCATTTACACCAGGCCCAATCCTGCGGCCAATAAATCCTTGACTCATTTTAAATGCCGGTTCTTGTATTAATTGATCCAGCGTGGCAGCTAAAAATTGTTGATTTACCGGGGTCTGGAATATCTCTGGAAGAAAGTCTACCGAGCGCACTGTGGTGGCCATTAAATTACTCCGCTACCAGGTGCAGTTTGCAAGTTTGTGCTGGTCAGTGCAGTGATAACTTCAACATCGTTGACTGTGGCACCGTTGACAAATATTTGATTGGGAGCGGATCGTATTTCATACAAGTCACCAAAGCTCTTTTGTGGATCTAGTGGCACTAGCACCACGCTGCTTACGACATCTCCAATCTGTTGATGTATGTAGGCCGCAAGCTCACTGAAGTAAAATGTATCTCCAAAGTTCCATGCAGCCAAATCAAAGTAAGTCTCCATTGTGGCTACTACAAGATTGCGTATTTCACTGTTGCTGGCTGTGCTTTGGCTGTTTTGTATGACCTTGATTGTGGCCCTTAGTGCCGCATCGGCCTTGCGACCAAATAACGGCTGGAAGTCAACTGAGTTCAAAATCAAGTTGTCTGAAATCATCTTGTAGGTGTCAAGTCCAGCATAGGCTGTGTTCAATTGATCTATAGTGGGCGGACTGGGTTCTGAAACAGTACCGGTTACATCTCTCAGCCAGTTTTGATAGGAAGTATAATATTCATTGGTGACCACATAGGTATCAATGATGTTGGTGCTGCCCGGATCAATACGATTGGTTAACGGACTGTTGTGTCTGTATTGAAAATACAAATCTTGTCGACCAATCCTGGCAACAAAAGTACTATTGACTGTGAGTATTCTTACACCAGAACTGTTTAATTCTAGTGTGTAAAAAACTTGATCGGTAATGGGTCTAGTCTGGCCGTTGTCGTATGTGGGATACTGACGGTATGCATAGAACACTTGTCCTATGTTGTATTGATCTAGCACCACTAATATTGTGGCCTGTGTGGCATATTCGCTATTGACTATGCCATTTTGTACTAGAAGATATCTTTGTAAATTATCAAAGTCCACTGTCTGTTGGAAGAATACCAATTTGTTATTGGCATCAACAGCAGGGGCAACAAGATTGTCAAAAAAGTCTGGATCAACCGGAACAGTACCGCCGGCGCTGGTTTCAAAACTGACTTCGACCTGGAAGTCATCTGTGAGTCCATCAGTTAGTACCGGTTGAGCTATAATGGGCAATCTGGTATCTTCGGGCAAGGGGTAGTTTGAGTCAGGCTCGGAATTGATTTTGAGTATGTTCACATAGTCGCTGATCACAGTTCCTGTGCGACTGTCATAAATTGGTTCGCTGGTGTAAAAGAAGAATCTTGTTTCTGCTACACTACCAAAGAAATAGTCCAAGGATCGTGATATTACAGTGTAGTTTGCACCATTGGTGGTACACTGGATCAGCCAGCTGGCATCGCTATTGTCGCCGTCTGTGTTCTGTGCGTTGGTCAAACTGAACTCGGCATTTGTGTCTAGGTTACTGCTGGTAATCAGGTACCAGGTGGCTGTGAGATTATCGTAACCTAACCCAAAATTTTGATTTTGATAAATCTGATTTACTATGCTTTGTTTTAAAGTGGTGGGTATATCTGTCACAAATAACGGAATAACCTGCACCGGTATTGCACCAGTTGGCACATAGGTATTCAACACCACTGGACCTGTTCCGTCGGGCAAATTGCCCAGTCCGTTTGCAATACCAGCTAGATACACCGCAGTGGGGCCGGCCCATAATACCAGTTTTTGATTTGGCTGGGTCGCTGTACCAGCTTGCAGACGATTTTCTGCATCAAAGTAATAGCCAGCAGGCGGAACAAATTTTACCAGACTACCAACCGTGATATATTTGGCATCGTTACTGGCATATTCACCAATGGGAACTGGTTGACCTGCACTATTTTGAAAATAGCCCGTGGCTTCATTGGTTATAACTGTGCTGAGATGCCAGGTATATTGTAACGCGGCAAGAGATGGTCTGTCAAAATTGGCATAGTAAAACTGTTGCATACCGGCCTTGGCCAATAGCGGATTGATCTGATTGTATACCACATCGCTAATGTCGTTGATGCTGAGCCACGAAAATAAAAATGCCGGAGTTAAATTGCTTTCATACAAGGCACCATCGCTGGCAAAAATATTGGTACTGGAATATTTTCCTGTACCGTCAACTAGATCAAGATATCTGCTGGTACCAATGCTGGCACGATTTACCGCTGTGCTTTTTAATATGCTGTTGTACTGTGTGAATGGAAAATTACTGTAGTCTTCGCCGTTGACCATTCTATTTTGTGTGTAGTATTGCGCAGGGGCACGTTGTTTGATTTCAGCAATGGTCTCTCTGGACTGAGCATTGGTCACTGGCTGAGTGATTCCACAGGTAAAAGTCAGTGTTTCAATCTGTCCAGTACGACTAACATAGCTGATGGGAATTTGTACACTTTGCATTTCTTGCGGATTGATAATATAAGTCAATCCATTGCTGGCACGCACATAGGTCCTAAATGTGCCAACTGGAATAGTGCTGAATATACCGTCGCCAAAATTCAAAGTGATTTGATCATTTACTCGGCTGGCAATACTGTAGATATTTTGTGTGCCTACGGCCAACTGTTCAACTGCGGCTGCATAAACACTTTGTACCGGTCTCCAGTAAGTACTGATATTGCCCACATTGTCCAATTGATACAACCACACGTCGGTATTATTAACGCCTTCAATGTTTATATTTACAGCACGGTTAGTGATTCGTTCAGCCAAATTAAAATCTTGATTTTGTAAGGTGCCTTGTTTAAACAAGAAAAAATACCCAGTATTGGCGCTGGCAAATCCCAGCTGGTCGTTACGGAATAGTACGTTAAATCTACCATCGGGCAACGGAGGAGGCTCGTATATGTAATCTTCACCTGTTGCGGTAGCATTGACCACTTCAAATGGCATGTTGACACCGTCAATCACGGCAGTATAAGGGATCACTGGCAAGTAACCTGGAACAAGATTGATAGTGTATTCTTGTGTGCTAACTCCTAGAATGTCTTGGCTGGCACCAGGGCGACCAAATCTCTGAGTGTTAACCAAGGCAGCATTGATAATAACAGTAAATTGTTCTTGCCAATCTAGATTGGTAGGATCAGCCCAATTTATAGTAAGATTGGCAAGATTAATACCGTTGTAGTCAAAAACACTTTCTGTGGTACTAACACTGAATACTTTGAGGTAACCACTAGCTTCGGTATTACGCAAGGGCGTGTAGCTTACCAAATTGGCCAGCTTGAGCACGCTGTCTCTACGTTCAGCTGTGTCTAGATAATTTTCTCTGGTGTTTAAGTCTGTACGGAATGCCAGGGCTTGACCCATGAAGGCCATGACATCAAGTAAGGCGATAAATTCACTACTTTCAATGTAGTCATTGAATGTTTCTGGATAATACAGGCGCAAATAGTCTACAAAACTTTTACGAAGTGTTTCAAAATCATAGCTTTGGAAGTCGGCTTCTCTATAGGTTTGATAGATCCGTTTCCAATCCTCTACTCCAAATATTACAGTTTGTCTTGTAGTTGTAGCCATAGTAGTTCCAGTGTTTTGTATTTATGGCATTAATAAACTGGGTAGTTAAACATACGTGGCCACACGCTGAGTCTGATCAAAGAAAACACTCAATCTCTGTGCGTCTGTGGTTGGAACTATGGTAAGCTCGAGCTGTATCAATATGCCGTTTTCTTGGGGGAATACTTCCAAGGCGCTGATATAAATCCTAGGATCTCCGGCTGCCACTCGTTGGATTTCAGTGTACATTGATTGCAAAGTATCTTGCGTTTGATTTTCAAATAACATGTCCCACAAGGTAGTTCCATACGCAGGACGACCCACTAGCTCACCTTGTCTGATATTAAAAGCATTTAGCAAGTCTCTTTTGATCAGCTCAAAGTCAGTCAAGGTAAAATACTTGTTTTGATTGATGGTATTAAATCCAATAAACGTAGTCATAATGTATTTACTCTTATCCTATCCGTCGAGTCACTTGATTTAACGCATCACTGATCACGCCACCGGCTTGAGTGGACAGGCCCGATGCAGTGTTTTGTGCTTGATTTACCAGCCCTGTGACTGTTTTTTGTGCCTGCGAGACTTGGCTTAATAAAGCACCGCCTTGGCTTTTTAAGTTCTGCAGGATTGTTGCCGCCGATGAAATGTCCGCAATAGAACTCAATGACAAACTGTTGGCTGATGGTGCTTCAAATGAAGGTAACGGTATTTTAGAACTTCCTAATATCTTGACAAATGCCACATCCAGTGTGCCACGATTTGTTGTGTTTGTGAATCCAGCTGCTGTTTGTACCTTTGCTACCAGATCGCCAGCCCCGCCACCAAATATATCTTTAAGATTGTCGAGACTCAAATTAGATAGCTTGTCAAGTTTGTCGGTCACATTGCTTATTTGACCGTTAACTGCATCAATCGCATTACTGACAGCGCCGGTAGCGGCCGCGGTTGCACTAT